TTTACCAAAAGTTCCTTGGGATGTTCGTGGGGAGGAGATTAAACGACACTAATGGACACCAACTGATTTAATGGCATTTGCCTCCCCTAATTTCTTATAAAAAAAACGAGCAGTAAACACAATGGAATATTATACGCTTTTGACAATATTTTACCCAATAGCAGAACATGAATTACAATTTAGCGTTTGGTTTTTATCGGAAAACAGTTGTTGGAATATTCTAACAAACAAAAATACTATTTACGATAAATTAAATGCAACTTCTGGACACTGCAATGTAAGCGAAGTTGTATCTAAATTAACCAAACCTAAAATAAGGCCTTGGTAAAAATAAATTAAAAAATTATAAAAAAACCTCTTTACACTTACAAATTTATAGTGTAAAGTTTACATATAAGCAAAAAAGAGGATTTTAAAAATGAATGTATATGTTGTTAGCACACAAATTTTAGAAAATGATGGCGCAGAAGTAGGTTCTGGAGCGTTTGCAGAGGGGCTACACCGTTGGAAGTATAAAGGCGGCGACGATTACGTTGTGCAAGGTTTAGAGCGTGAGCAAGACGCTATGGCTTTTGTGGCGGCGATAGTTACCACTAACAATTTAGGCCATAAAGAGTTTGTAAGAAGCGTTAGAACTTATGCAGAATGGCAAACCGTTCTTGACGATATGGACGAGCGCAGTAAAGAATTTTACGAAGAGCAAGCCATAGAGGTAAACCCCAACACTTACAAAAAGGCGGCATAAAAAGGGGGGGGGCAGTTAGCCCCCTTACCTTAATTCGAAATGTGGACCATCTATAAACGGCCTGCGCCCTTGTGACCTTCTAAGGTCTACATACTCATTCATAGCATCTTCCATAGTGCCTTCAAAGTCGCCTATATCGTCTATATGCCATGCCGCGCCCCATCTAAGCCGACAACCTACTTCCTTGGCCGCACTAGCCATTGCATCAGCTATGTCATCATATACATTTATTTCCCAAACAACTTCCGACCCATCATATGCCACTAAATCAACAGCGTGTGAAAACCCGCTATCTTGCATTAAGTGTTTTGATTTCATTGTTTGGCTTCTGCCCATATCGAAAAGCCGTTGTTGTTCTTCGACACTTCGAACGCCATACGTCACGCCAAAGTCAATTTTAGTTCGTTCTATGGCCTTCTGTACTGTAGCAACCATATCAGGGTGAACACCCTCTAGCTTGCCCAAAGACCTACTTGATAATTTAAAAGACATTTTAATTTTCCTATAACTATTTTCTAAAAAACTTTGTGGCAGACCTTACGGCAAAACTACTGGCTACGATTACCCCTAACGTGTATTGATACCACTCTGGCATACTTTCCAACGCTATAAAGCCTTCCGCAACAATTTGACGGCCTTTTTCACCTGTGAACACTAAAATTAATGGAATACTGAACAAACCAACCAGATATTCGTCTTTCCATGAGTTCTGAGTTCCTTGCGCCATTATCCGCTCCCAATCGGCAACCGATGTTTCTTTTGAGAGCAATATTTTACTTTTTGCTTCTGCCTCCGTTAGTTTTAATTTGGCTTCAGCCGCTTGTTTAGTTGTTTTTGCATCTAGCCAAGACCCTGCTAGACTTGCAACTGGACCTAATAATTGTGCTATCATGCGTTTTTATCCCTTATGCTGTTAAATCCAAAATAACCAACAACAACTCCACTAGCCGCCACAACATAAACGCTTGCAATATCTGTTATAAGACTTGCCGCCACCTCAAAGCCAAGAACAGATGCTAATAAAATAATAAAAGGGTATAACAACATTCCCGCGCAACACGCCTTAACTAGCAATCGTTCCGTGTTCCTTTTTTCGTCTGCATCAGCTATTTTTAATCTACGGTCTTCTATTTCAAGTTGTTGAAACTCTTTCTTACTAAGGTTGCCGTTCTTATCCTTATCTAGCTTGTCGAACTCTGTCATTTGCGTACTCCTGACATATGCGCCTATTATATCCTAAAATTATTAATCGTCCACGTTTATCGTATGCCGCCCATTTTTTGCCATGTTCTATTACTATTGGGTCGTAATCTCCAAGCACGAAACTTTCATGGAGTTGTGGGTTACTAGAATTTTTGCTTTCTCCGCTTGGCTTAGACATTCTTCTTTATCCGAAAATGTGGCTATCTGATAAAATTTTAAATTATCAGTATTTATAAAATGTAAAAAAACCAAAACATAAATCATGGCCAGTAATCCCAAATGTTGAGCCAACCCATATGATGCAGATAGGCCGTAGAGCCGATACAAGCCGCCGTGAGAAGCAAAACAATAGAAACGGCAGTAAGTGCTAGGTCAGCACGTTCCTGTGCCTCACGCCTCGCCCTAGCCTCTGCCTCGCGTTTTTCTGCTAAAACTTCCCTACGCATTTTCAATAAAGTGTTCCAATGAGAAGGTCCAAGCGATTCACAGATAAATTTTTTCAGTTCTTCTTCAGCTTCAGCGGCTTGCCTAAGTTTCTGGAATCGTTCCATCGCTATAGCATTTACACTTTTACTTGAAACACCTTTTTTTTGTAATTGCTTTTTCGCATTATCAGTTGCGTCGAAGAATTGACCAATTTGTTTACTTAACCCTGCAACAGATTTTCCTGCGGCGAGGCCTGTTTTTATGCCCGCTAAAATTGTAATTGGGTCCATGTTTACATACCATCAGAATTAATGGGACGTCTCGTCAGGTATTCTATTGTATTTTCAAGGGTCTTTATCCTAGCTTGCAGTTTAATAATCTGATTGAACTGAAGCAAAAAACCTTCCTGCGTTTCATAAACGTCCTCAAACTCTTCATAGATTTCGTCAATAGTTTCGCCACCATCCTCTTCAACTTCGATTATATACTCTATAATCTCGTCAATTCTTTCGGTGTTTTCTTCTACATCACGAATTAAGTTTGTGCGGTCAGTAGCGTTATTTTCTATTGTAAGAGTTTCAACTTGTTCTGTTAGTCCCTCAATAATTGAAGCTTGCGAAGAAGCATACCAAATGCCTCCTCCGACTGTGGAGACTATCGCGACCACCGCAGAAGCGGCAACAGCAATATTTACCTTGGGTAAATCCATCTAATACCCATTAGCCACCAATTTACTAAACTCGCCTGACATTAGTTTCTTTTTAATGTAAGCATTTAGTTCTTGGCTACCTAATTTTGCGCCACATTCCTTCATCCACATTTCTATAACTACAAATGGAATAGACCCTGCAAGGCGCATATCTGATTTACGGTTATGCCCATCTATGTTGCGCTCCTTATTAAAATCTAAAATGCGTTGAATATCCTGACTGCGGTTAATTACAATTTTACCGTCTTCATCAAGATATTTTGTTTGTACACTCATTTTTTGGCTTTCTTTTTCTTAGGTGCTTTGCCACCTTCCCATGCTTCATTAACGTCAGGGGTAGAGGGGTCATCGGCTTTTAGTTTACCAGTTGCCGTTCTTGCTCGTTTTGGCTTAGATGCGCCAATTTCTAATGCAAACCCTGCTTGTAATAAAATTGCGCCTTCTTCTGCATCAACTTCTATTTCTTCGCCTTGATTAGTAGCAACACCATTTACAAAAGGTCGCCTGTCAGTTGTTATTTTAACTTTCATAATACCCTCCATAAAGATGGGGCATTGCTGCCCCACCTACTTTTATGATGCGTTGATATCTGCAACGATACCGTGTGCCTTTTGCGAAGTAACTTGTAAGCCGTACTCACAAGAAATTAATCTGCGCTCAGACAAACCAGTTTTTGCAAGAGGTTCTTGCTTCGCTGTTTGCAAGTAAGCAACTTCAGCATATGATGGGTCTATAACAAGAACATCAGGTGTATAATCTACACTTGAGACTGTTCTGACACGCATATGACGGTTAGGCACAATCTGAACCTCACCAAAGTCACTGATGTAAACATCAATAGCAGCATTTAACTTGCTATCTTCTGCTTCTTTGTAACGTGTTGCGTTACCAGTGAAAGTTGAGATTTTTTGCTTTTGCGCTGAACCACACATAACAATCTTAGGTGTAGCCCCTGCATTCCAACAACTTGCAATAACAGTTTTCAAAAGTGCTTCTGTTATAGGGCGAAGTGTACCGTCAGTTGCCGCAGCATTGACAAAACCGCTTTCACCAGAGCCAGAAGTTGTACCGTTAGCACCTGAACCACCTCTAGATACGTTAGAAGTAAGGTATGCAGGTAAACCCGCAGTTGCTCTAGCAGTACCAGATGCACCTGCGTTTGCAGCTACGTTCGATAGCAACATGGCTTCCATGTCTCTCTTAAGTTCAGAAAGCTTATATGCAACCTGTTTTGCTACTGTCTGTGCATTTGCAACACCATTTACAGCTTGGTTAGTAGAAGAAACTTCTACGACTTTCGCTGAAATTTGTGTGTAGCCACCTTTACGAACAGCGTTAGTTGGTGCTGTATTAGCAATTCCAACATCACCCTCGATTTGACGGTTTGTTCCAGTTGCGGCTAGGTCAACTTCACTCCACTCAAAGTAAGTGTTGTCAACGTTGCGTGTTCCAATAGAGGACATAAGTAAAGTCTCTGTTGGGGTGATGGAAGCCATCGCTTCGGATAGGTCTTCCCGAATTGTAGAAACATCGTATGTTTCGTTTGTGTTGGCTGTTACGGCCATGTTAAAGTCCTTTCTTTAAGACAAGAGATAATTAGTCACATCATCAAGTGACCCAGATTTTTGCATTCTTGACCGCGCTTCTTTCTGTTTTATTACCTTTGTACCACTAGCAGTTTTTTTTGCTCCCGCTTTTACCATTGGCCTTGCGCCTTTGGTTTTTTCTACAACCTTAGTTTTAGAAGTTTGCAGTTTGCGGTAGGCTACAGCATCACGAACAATTTTAAATTCCCAAGTATGTTTTAGATTGCCTAATATCTCAACAGGAACTTGGTAATAATCAACAGCCACAGTTTGAATATCCTCCAAAAGTTTTTTACTTTTTTCGGGGTCATTTAACTCTGGCATTTCCTTTTTCAATATTTCAGCTTGTTCTGCCGCATATCGTTGGTCTTGTTCATACATAATACGTTCATTAGCTTTAGATTGCTCTTCGGCTTCCACCTTAAACTTACTAAATGCTTCAACGTCTTGCCGATACTGCTCCATTTGTTCCAAATAACCTAGAGGGTCACTTTGTTGAAGTTCCTTATTTGGCATTACTGGCGGTCTTGGAGCATCACCATTTTCGTACGCTTGTAATATTGCATTAAGTTTTTGACGGTCTTCCTGCAATGATTGGGTAGTTTGCTCTAGTTCTTTTTTAACTCTAGCATTATCTTCCATACCCTTTTGGATGTAGTCTTGTCCTGCGGCACTTCGCTTTAGCTCCCCAATGGTTGCCTTCTTAATTTCGCCATCGCTTTTATACTCTAGCTCCATATCGTCAGAAAGTTCAAAGGGAACGGCTGTATCCTCGTCTAGCCCATCCTCATCCACGATTTCTTCTAAATCATCGCTTTCGTGGTCAGCGACATCTTCACTTTCGGCTACTTCAACCATTTCTTCAGTCTCAGTGTCCTGAGGTTCCTCAATAACAGCTTCAGCAACTTCGTTTAGATTATCTTCTAATTTTTGTGGCGGTTCTGATATTAAATTTGCAATATCATTTATACTGCCACTGTTAGGTTCAGTGCTCATGAGCGTCCCTTGCCTTTCGTTCTATGAGTTTTTCAGCGTCTACATCAGCCCTTAATAAAAACTCAATTTCATTTAACGCCCGATAAATGGCGTGAGCATCCTCACGTTTTTCCACCTCTGGCGCACTCGTATTCGCAATTAACCATAATTGGTTGTCTCGCAAATCCTTCATAATGCCTAGAAATTCCTCATTATTTAATAAATTTCTGGCTCTAATAGCTTTCTTCTTGTAATCCATTCATCATTTCTTTGTGGTGCGGTCTTACTTTATCTTGTTCGGCTTTTATTGCTGTCGTGTCAACTGCCGTTTCATATTTACCTAATATTTCCGCAACCTTAACCGCTAAATCTTGAACCATATTATCACGCTGTAAATCATCTTTCATGGCTAGTTCGTGCATTTTAAAATCTCTATCACTTGCCGCTTTTTGAGCGTCTAATTGCAATTTAGCCATATCAACTTGCGCTTTTGTTTGCGCTTTCATTTGTTCAGCTTGAATAAACGCTTGATTAGGGTCTGGTTGTCCTTGTTGCATCATTTGCGCTTGCTGTTGCGCTTGTTCTTGTTTAGCCGCTATTAATTCTTGTTCTTTTTCAAACGTAACTGGTAAATAATAACGGTCTGTATTTTTTAAACCAACCGAACCTAATAAATCAGCTAGGGTATTTCTAACATTAGTCATTGTAACTAAACCGTTTTGTGGTCCATATTGTTGCCACACTGACATTTGCATTTGTAATGTTTCTCGTAATACCGCAGATTTTTCAGCTTCACGACCTGTTCCGATGCCAACATTAACTATCATGTCTGCATCAGCGTTCCAACTTCTAGGGTCTACTTCAACAAATTCATTATTTAATCTTATTATTTCTTCTTTATCAGAGTTATTTATGATACAATGCGCTATTAATTTAAATAACCGTTTCATACCACCTTCTGCTAAATTTCTTGAAACAACTTCGGCTTGCCCTGCCGCACCTTGCATTGTTGCCGCTATTGCTGTTGCGCTTGCTGATTGTAATACATCTGCATTTAATCCTTGCGAAGCACGACTAACGCCAGTTTTATTTTCTACTAATGTATCAAAATATTGTAATGCAGGAAGCGTTGAACCCGCCGTAAAAGGAACAACTTGTTCACGAATTGCACCAGATTGTTTAACTCTTACAATTCTACCAATTTCATTATTTAATAAATCATCTACGGACACCTGACCATCTAAAATTTCTAAAGCAGGGTTATTTGTTAATGCTACATTATCTAAAACGCCCCGAAGCATAGATGTTGCCGCATCTTGGTCATCCATAACTAAGTCAACTAAACTACTACCAAAAAAAGCGTGTGGCTCTGGGTCAACTTCAAATATTGCAAACGGTACTTCATCTGCTAATTCACAAGATAATACTTTGTAACTAGAGCCGCCCAAAATAAAACGATACATAGAAGGTTTACCAGTTCCTTCTTTATCTATTTTCATGTAAGCTTCTGTTACAACAACCTTTTTACTGGTTGGGTCGGCACTTTCATCATCATCTTCATCTACAGCGTAATTTCTACGTTCAAACTCGCTTTCAGCTTCAAACGTTGACATATTACCTTGCAAGTTATGTACTTCTTCATGGTCAAAACCCATTTCTAGTAAATCGCCAATAGTCATATCTGACCTATGACCAATCACAAAAAAATCATCAATACTTCTAGCGTTTCTATCTACAAAAAATTCTTCTGGCGGTATGGAAGTGATAGTAATATCACCAGATGTTTGTTCTACACTTAATTTTACATCGTGCATGACGGTTTCTATTTCTACGCCTTCTTCATCTATAGAACCGCTTGTGTTTTTAGTATGTTCAAGAACCGTTACATTATCGGGTTCAGTTAAAAAAGTAAATTCATCATCTGTTAGGTTATGTGCTTCGTGTATTTCGCTTTTAGATACATCTTCATACATAACTTTCGCTATACCTGTTTTCTTTACCATAGCATCTTGGAAAACATCGTTTAGCAACCTATAACCATTATTTTGCATGAATTTGTAATTTGCAAACTTTGTCATTTGTTCGCAAACTTTAACATCTTCTGGCATTCTTGGAACAAACTCGACTACGTTTTCGGTGCTTAGAAAAACACGCTGTATTGAAGGCTTTAGA